TTCATGCACTTATCAGAGTTAATCAAAATGCGTGACATCAAAAGCCTTTTGACAGACTCAATACCATCTGCTATCAGCCCTTTTGGAACTGTTGTGACTGGTATATCTAAGTCTTCCAGAATCTCTTTACGTGTGCAACCTGTAGATAGTCCATCATTGTTCTCTACGTCGTGCGGAAATAGATGCGTTCCGTACTTATACTGTTTACTCATCAAAATATTCTTATACTCTGCAAATGTTTTTGAGTTATGCTCTTCGTAATCAATTATCTTTATCATGTCTCCAACAAGCTGAAAGAAGATAATGCCTGTAGAATCAGACCAACCTAAGTCCCAAGAAGTATGAACCATTTTATAAGGATCATAATAGATAGGTACAATGCGATCCTCTACGGAGAGTCGGCTCATGATCTTGCCGTAGTAGCTTCCCTCCACCCCACGATCAAAGGAACAATAGTATTCTTGTTGAGCGAGCTCCTCTGACATTCCTTCTGATATCTCTTCTAATACGTCATCTGGGGATAAAACATGCGTATCTTCTATAGTAAGCTTCTCAGCAAACCATTCAGGATTATCTTTAGCCATGCGAAATAGCTCGTAGAAATGATTCTTTCCACGCGGTGTGCTAATGAAGATGGCGTATCCTTTATTGACACGCATGATCGGACGAATGTATTCCCATGCTTGAGGATCTTGCAGTGCAGCCTCACTGAATACAACGATCTTTGGGTTAGTTCCCATCAAGCTATCTATGTTATCAGAGCCAATCACCTGAAATAACGATCCATTAATGAGACGTATCTTCATCTCTTGGTTATTCTTATTCGCTATGATCTGCTTAGGAAAATAGTCCAAGAATCGAAAGCCATCATTGTTAACGCTATCCCAGATAACTTTCTTCCCTTGTGAATATGTAGGCATGATATAGAAGCAAGTTGCTGTCTCTTGCATCAGTGTTTTGATACACCAATTGAGTGTACAGATATCCTTACCAGCTCGACGATGACAGACCCATACAGCTTTCTTAATACCTGAGTCTAGTGCTGATAGGAAGTTAAGCTGATAGGGTCTTGGTTCGAAGTTAAACGGCAGTGTTAGGGTCATCTGGCTTTGGATAGTAATTGATACAAGCTACGCCATTAAATTCAGGTGTTTTTTGTGCATTTTCAAGTTGAGCTTCATATTCCGCCTGCTCACGTCTTTCTTGTTTAAGGAAATAGTCATAAGTATTAGCGTTTAGATCATAAGCTTTCACATGTAGTTTGTTTTCATTAAGAAGTTGTTCTCTTCTATAACCTAAATGTGCTTTTGCTTCTTCATATGCTGCTCGAAACTGTTCACATTCTCTTGCATATTGAGTAATCTTAGGTGGAGCTATACAATTAATAGCACAAAACTTATTAAGGTTAATACTATCGGGAAGTTTTGCCCATTCCACTAAATCGCTAGCAATCTTATCCCTGTCATGTATTCTTGGTCTTCCACCAACATTTTTTTCTTGACAAACCATCTAACCACCTCACTGAGTTGAAGTTAAATAATAATTTGAAAAAAAGAAAGAGAAAACACCTCAAAGATCAAAATAAGGATGGACTGGATTTTTGTGCTCCGGTCTATCCTTATCTAGCTCATTGTGTAATCTATGCCAAGCCGACATTTCTCTTTCTTGCAAAAGCTGCCTTTCAAGATTGATCTTGTACATGATAGCTTGATACTGATCTATAGCTAGCTTGACATCTTCCTTCACTTTTTAGCTTTCCGCTTAAGTTCCTTAGAGAGTTTCTTGTCGTCAGCGATCTGCTCTTTAAATTCGTGCGTATCTTCTTTAAGATGCTTAAGGACTTTTTTGATAGTTCCATTTTTCTTTTTCATTACTTTTTCCTTTTTGATTTTCCGGCTACATTGAGAGCTATCGCAATTGCTTGCTTTTGAGGCTTGCCGGCCTCCATTTCTGTCTTGATATTCTTACTTATAGCTTTCTTTGACCTTGATTTATCGAGTGGCATTTTATAATCCGAAATATAGGGTTAAGATGATGAGCTCTATGAAGATTAGCGTCATAGTTAATGCGAGCATTTTTTCAGATTCGAAGTCTTGCGGGTTCATTTTAAAGATATCGGCACCGTGGCTGAAGTTGATGGTTGATTTGTAGCGACTTCATCCACTACGTCTGATGCTGTGCCTTGTGTATGGACAAGAGTGATCGAGTAAGTGCATGACGTGAGAGCTAACAGAGACAGAATGCAGAGAGGATGACGCATAAGGACTCCTTTTCCTAAGTTCTACCAAATCAAAAAATTAGTTTACACAAGAATTAGGCAAATTTTACGAAAAGTATAAAAAAGGTTATGGTGGAGAGAAACTAAGGAGATTGCTATGAGCTGGCTTTATGATGAAGAGTTAAAAGTACAAAGAGAATGCAACATGAGACAGTTGCTTCAAGATAAAGTTGACATACGCGTTGTGTTTTTCACGGCAGTCTTTTTTATGATCTTAATTGCTGACTATGCGTTTTCCTTTGAACCCCAAGCCGTCGAATGTCCTAGGTGCTGTGCCCGTCTCATCGTTGTTGATCATATTATTCCATTAAGCAAGGGAGGATTGCATAGACTTCTTAATCTACAATACCTAACACCTATGCAAAATTTCGAAAAAGCTTCAAAAATCGTTGTTCATAACTCAGTACGCGAATTGTTCAAACTTTCCGCAAGACTCGAGGAGTTATTGTGAATAGGTTTTTGGATTTACAAAAGTAACATAGCCATGGTTATCAGACGTTACACTTAACTTAAGAGATCCAAATGACTGCACTTGACATACAAACTGCTAGAATCGATAGACTCCAGAGAGACTTTGCGGCTAAAGGCTACACAATGCCGGAGCAAGACGCAAGGAAAATATACACCCTTGCTCAAAGTCTGCTATCATTACCTGAAAATATGCCATCCATGCAAATAAAAGACTGGAATTTACAGCTTTCATGCAATAACGTTGATAAAGTCGTGCATGTTTTTGCATATTGCCGTGGCAACCTGGAAACGATTGCAAAGATAGACTTTCTAGCTTCACCATTAATGAAGGTAAAAAAGTTCCATGAGTGATAAATACACAGTCAAAGCTCTTATCTCTATCGGTAGAGCAGAGATGATCCTTAATAAGATATTCGGCAACCCACTCTTTGACAATCTATCTAAGCATAATCCCTGGTGGGACTCAGAACACGAGAAAGAAGCAGAGTTACTTCATGACATCCGCTGTCAGTTTCAATCCATTAATGATGATTTGTATGAATTAAGCGCGGAACTTAAGCAGGACTATGATGAAGATGATGAATAAGTAAAGCATACTTAGCTTATTTTGGTAGAATAAGCTTAATTCGGACATTTTTGTTGTAGAATCCAGCTTTTTTGTGGTGTTATACCAAGTTATAAAGGGTTATAGCGATTTTTCACTATAACTAGGTATAAGTCTCCATACACCTATTCTCTATTACGCCAGCTTTCTTCGCCGCTTCAATCGTTTTCTTCTGTTCAGCATCAAGCTTTCTCTGTTGGCTTCGTGTGATCTTAGGCTCAGTGTTGTTGTTTTTCTTTGGCCATGGGAAGCAACAGCAGCAACGCATATCATTGCAGCTATTCTCTACATTGATGCGGGATTGGATAGGAACGCTCATAGAGAACCTCCGTTTAGACAATGTCAGTATACCACATTGGCAATTGTAAAGCGGCTTTACACCTTCACTTTTAAATAAATGTTTTACATGCTAGGTTATTGCTAACCATAGGTATTCTTTTGCGAAACAATAGTCCACTTTTTTGGCCTGGTTCGGAGACAGATTCTTCTTTGCGCAATAGCATGAATAAGAATTACACCGATTGCATTAGTGTTCTTCAAACGCAATGGCGGGAAGCGGATGTCAATCAGCGATTTGCAATGGGTGATGCTGATCTATGGGGCCAACTCTATCCTGGAGTGGCGAATAACCGCAGGAAGATGTTCAACTTTAACATCATCAATCCGATTATTCAGTCAGTGACAGGTCATCAAAGACAGACGCGTAAGTCAACGATTTGCATACCAATACAATCTCCGATGCAAAAGACTGCAGATCAGATGACGAAGTGTCTATATCACATTCACAATCAATCAGGCGCCTATCAGATTTATTCCGATGCATTTGAACAAGGTGCTTTAACGCAAGGAATGGGCCTTGTATCCATATTCAAAGACACTTCTCATGATCCTATTAGCGGCGATATCCGTCTTAGGTACCTTGATTTCAAAAGCGTTCTTATTGATCCTTATTTTCGTCGTCACGATCTTTCTGATTGTCGCTTTATTTGGACTCGTCAGTTCTTTGATCGTAATGAATGTGCTGTTTTGTATCCTCAGTTTGCCGATCAAATTTTATCGATGCCTGGCGGACAATATAGAGATGATAAGTTCTACTACATGCCAGAAGTCTACCAAATCCAATTCCCAATCCTGATTGCGTTTGATGAATATTGGTATCTGACTAGCCGTGAGTGCGAATATCTGATTGATACGGAGACAGAAGAGTGCCAAGAATTTACTGGTGATGAAGAAGATTTAAGAGTGATTCTTCAGTCGTTCAATGGACGTCTCAAAGTGATTAAGAAGGCAAAACCGACTGTAAGAAGAACAATTGTTATCAATGATAAAGTGGTAGTCGATGAACCAAATCCGTATGGGATTGATCGTTTCCCTTTTGTTCCATTCCTTGGTTATTTTACCCCAGACACTCCATATTACGCCTACAAGTTCCGTGGTATGGTGTCTGATATGCGGGATGCTCAGTATCTATTTAACCTTCGCAAAGTAACTGACCTAGATATTCTTTCCTCACAGCAGCAAGGGTTGAAGATTAAGAAGGGTGCCTTACTTACTCCAGATGATGCTCTCAATCAAGGTAATGGCCGTGTTCTTATTGTAGATCCTAAGTTCCAAATGACAGATGTTGAGAAGATCGA